CTGCTCATGGATTTTTCGAAACTGGAGACATAATGAAAATTTATAGTGACTGTATTTCGGCAACCGAATTTATCGAATATTAAAATAATGAATTAAAGGAGAAAACAATTATGAAAAATATTAAAAAGGAATTTACAACATTAGAAATCGTTAACATCGTAGCTTATATTAATAACTATTTTACGGAAGAAATGAGCAATGAATTACCGCTGAAATTCAGGTGGTATTTGAAGAAGAATCTTGACGCAATCATTCCGATTGCTAAGAGGTTCGATGAACTTAGAGATGGGGAAGTTAAGAAAATCCAAGAGAAATGGTTCACGGATGACAATACGGAAATCATCTCTGAACCTGAGCGTGATGCCAATGGAAATGTTGTAAAGGATACTGACGGCAACGAGATCATGCAAGAACTCAAACATTTGAAGAAAGAATTTCAGGCTGATTATCAGAAAGAATTTGATGAGTTAAATACGAAGCTCCGTGATATTCTTCTGGAAACAAATGAGGTTGATGTTGCGACAGTTGATTTTGATGATTTCGTTGATGGTCTTAGCGATGATACTGCTATCAATTTTGATGCACTTAATATTCTGTCCTTTATGGATGAAACAACCAATGTGAAAGAGGCTAATTGATATGGCCTCTATAATTTAGGAGGTGATATGATTGGCAATTCTTAATAATCTTCTCGTTAATGGAGTGGGAAGAATTTTAAATAAATTGTATTGTAATGATTTGGAAGTGTCGGGGAATTTGGCTGTTGATAAAATTTACAGTAAATCTTTAGGAGATAATTATATATCTTTATTGGCCTCTGGTGTTTCATTTTTCGGAGCCAGCGGCATTTTATTGGGTTCTTTTAATGGTGCTTATGTTGGTAGTAGTTATATTAGAAGTTATACTTTAGGTGTAAGAAGTAATGACTATATAATAGGTTCTAATTCTTTTGTTTTAGGAATATCTTCCGCCGCTTCAGGGAATAATTCTATAGCTTTAGGTGTTTCGAGTATAGCTAGTGGAAATAACTGTTTCTCTATTGGAAATAATGATACTGCATCTGCGGATTATTCATTTTCTATAGGATATACTAATACTTCTTCTGATGCATATGCTGTTTCTATAGGTAAGAGTAATAATGCTACAAAAACTCATGCGTTAGCTATGGGTCATCATAATACTTCATCCGGTAGTTCGTCTATGGCTATTGGAACGTATGTAGTAGCATTAAATGATTACAACACAGTTATTGGAAAATATAATAAAGCCACAGTTTCAGGTTCTGGAGACTCTGCTATTTATAGTAACACTGGTGATTATGCATTTACTATTGGTAACGGCACAGCTAATACTACTGCCGGAAGATCCAATGCATTAACTGTAGATTGGAGTGGTAATATGATTTTATCCGGCAGTTTAACATGTACTAATGTTCATCCCGTATATCATCATACTGTTACTAGTGCTTCTGATGTTTGCACGATTACACATAATCTCAATATTTCTGGAACGTATTATCCACTTGTTCAGGTTTGTTCTGCTAATAGCGCATTGTTTGTATATGGAGTAAGGAATTGTACTGCCAACTCATTCTAGGTTCTTCTGGGATGTATAGATGGGTATAATCCGCAATCTTCTAACGGAAAATCGGTAACATTAGCCTGGACATATTAACAATATTCTCAGCCTCATAAGCTGTTTATATATAAGGGGACTAACCTCCCAAAGGACTAAAAGGATTGTGACTACTAATGATTTTGGGAAAGGAGGTTGAACCAATGGACAACATAGGAAATGTTATTAGTATCCTTAGTTTGGATTGGAAGAATGGACTTATTTTTGTGGCAGCATTGATTATTATTGCAGTTTGGGTTATCCAGAAATTTGACTATCTTTGTTCTAAGCTAGGGATACAAACAAAGCGAAAAACGAGGGAAGAAAAATAGCAAAAAGACATAGCAGAGCTAAAGCGACATGCTGAAAAGACTGATTAGCAATTTAATAAGATATTTGAATGCATGGATGAAATGAAAGGATCTATGCGAGATTTATCAGATTAGGTAAAAGAGATGCGTGAAAAGATGGACGAATCAGACAGATCAAAATTGGGGGATAGGGTAACACAAGCATATAACTTCTATCGCAAGAAAGGCCAATGGACCGCTATGGAAGCGTGGGCTTTTAACAATATGGTTACTAGCTATAAGAATGCCGGAGGAGATAGTTGGATTGATGAAGTTGCTGTCCCCGCAAGCAAAACGTGGGAAATTATTGATGAGTAAATTTTAAGGAGGAAGAATTATGAATATTAATTGGAAAATTAGATTTTTAAACAGAAACTTTTGGTTGTCTCTTATTCCGGCAGTTCTTCTGTTAATTTAGGTTATCGCCGCAGTGTTTGGTTTCCAGCTTGATCTGGGCGATCTTGGCAATAAGCTTCTGGCTGTTGTCAATGCTGTATTTGGCGTACTTGTGATCCTTGGAGTTGTTAATGATCCGACTACTAATGGTTTGTCGGATTCTTCCAGGGCAATGGGGTATATTGAACCCTATAAGGAATAATTTTATTATTAATTAATTTTGGTATCTAACGGTAAAACGGAATTACCGTTTGATATATACACCCTCTGTCCTTCTCCAACAGAGGGTTGGCATTTTAAGTGCCGCTATGAAGAAGGCGGCTTTCTCCTGACACGCCACTTCGGTGGCGAAAAAATCATATTTTATATATATATTGCTGCGGGGCTTCCATGCCTCGCGGCGTTTTTTCAATCATTATGCGCAGATGATTGAGAGTTTATTAATTTAAAGGAGGAGAAAAGGATATGAAGGAAAATAATAAAGAACAAGAAGATGAAGTTTTATATGCTGTTGTCAGTAAAACAACAGGTGAAATTGTTGATGAAATGAAATTTGGTGATTACGTAGTTCATCAAAATGAGTCTGATTTAATCATTAGAGATTTTAACGGAAATAAGAATTTCGTCAAATTATTTGACGGAGTGAATGAATTAAGAATATATCTGAATAATTAGGGAGAATTTTCCACTGCTATGTCTCTGGCGGATTTTGTTTGTTATGATGATTGTATTCTTCGCACTGGTGGTCATAAAAACGGTAAAAAATTAGGCATTAAAGATTTAGCAGATTTAATGAAAATTCCAGAGGGTACATTAAAAAGAAATATTATGAATTTAAACAAAAAAGGTGTTATTAATTATTCTAGAGAAGGTTCTAAGAAAGATGGATACGTTGGAGAACAAATTGTTGTTAACCCTAGCATATATCTGAGAGGTAAAAATGTTAATGCTACTGCTGTTGGATTATTTGAAAGATCAGAATGGGGAACTTCCTAAGACTATACAGAGGTTTTCCGACGGGTATTAATGTCAGAAACTATTAATATATATGGGTTTTTTAACGTTTTACATCAGAGCAAAAATGCTTTTATTGAAACAATTTTGTTTTTTAAAACCCTAGTATTTATGGGTGTTTTTGTAATTACGGATTTCAGAAGAAAAGCAAAATTGCTTTTTTGCAAATTCTAAAAATGAGATTTTTATCATTTTTGAGATTTTTATAAGGAGAACAATTATGGGCGATAATGTTATTATGTATACGAAAGATCCAGTTACTAATGAAATAAAGAATATATTATATAAAGATGGATTATTAGTCGGTCCATTACGTAAAGTAGTAAAAGAATATGATAAAGTATAGAATTATATTATGTGGATAAATAATATTTCTAACAAAAATCGAACGTCTTATTTAAAGGAGGAATTACAATGAGTATTACAATTAAAAATAATATTCTTACTAAGAATGATTGTTATAAGTCAGGTCGTACAATCACGCCCAATTCAATGTAGTTACATACGATTGGTACCGCACAGAATACTGCTGCTTCTCTCGCATCTTATTGGAATTAGTCTGGTATTCAAGCATGTGTTCATTATTGTATTGATGCTGAACAAGATGGATTAGTATTACAGTTTTTGCCAGATAATCGTAGGAGCTGGGCAGATGGTGGTGTTGGAAACAATAACTCTATTACAGTAGAACTTATGGAATCAGATTATATGAAATATACTGGAGGTGCAAATTACACTGTTACTAATGAAGCGAAATTTAAAGCTGATGTAACTAGAGCGTATAATACTGCCGTTCAATTCTTTGCACTTAAATGTAAGGAATATGGCTGGAATCCTCAAGAAAAAATGAGCAATGGATTATATAGAGTATACTCTCATGATGAAGGTAGAAGAGCTGGTTTATCCACTAATCATGTTGATCCAACTCATATATGGAACCGCTATGGATGGACAATGGATAAGTTTAGAGCAGATGTTGCCAATGCTATGAATGGAGTTGCTACTACCACCGAAGAGGTTAAATGGTATCGTATTCGCAAATCGTGGGAAGATGAAAAATCATAGCTTGGAGCATTCAAAGATTTATCTATAGCTAAGTCTCAGTGTCCTGCTGGCTATTCAATTTTTGATTACCAAGGGAAAGCGGTATATACTGTAGAACTCTCTGATATTCAAAAACGTAATCAGAAAATATTATCTGAAATGCCAGATTACAAAGGATTGCCAGTTAATCAACAGGATTATATCAATAAGGTTGCTGAAATTTGTGTGAAGTTATATAAGTATACAAATATTTTGCCATCCGTTGTTATTGCATAGGCTTATCTTGAAAATGGTGGTGGAACTGCTAGTGATGCATTAGTATTAACACAAAATAATAATCTTGTGGGTATTAAAAGTTCATTGCTCAACGATACCTGGAAAGACTATACCGTCTGGGATGGGAAACAAATTCTAAAAAACACTCCAGAAGTATATAATGGTGTAGCCGTAAGGATTAATGACTATTTTAGAGTTTATCCTAATTATGCTTATTCATTATATGATTACGAAATGTTCTTAACCTGGGCAAAACAAGGTGGAGAATATAAATATCGTGCGGTAGTCGGAATGAAAGATCCTAAACAAATGATTACTTATATTCGAGACAAAGGTTATGCTACAGGGCTGACATACATAACTAGTGTAATGCGCATAATTAATTAGTATAATTTGACCAAGTACGATCAGATCGCAATCTCAAATGGCACGGTTGATACCGTTTCAAGTGCTGCACCTGTTACTCCACAAGAAATAAAAGACAACTATTACCGTGTAGCTCAATCATATTCCAATGGGACATATATTGGACAAATTGGCGCTTACACTGTTAAAGAGAATGCCATTGCAGCCGCCGAGAAAGCCCATTTAAGCGTCTTTGATCCAGAGGGTAACCAGATATATGCTATTGCTACGATAGACGCTAAAACAATAGCTTCTGAGCCATCTAAGCCATCTACTCAATACTAGGTTCGGTGTGGGATCTTTACCAAGAAATAGAACGCTACTAAATTAATAGAGAAATTAAAGAAATCCGGCTTTGATGCGCTTATGTATCAGCAGGATGATCAGTGGTATGTTTAGGCGGGGAAATTTGAGATATTACAAAATGCAGATAAATTATGTAGCAGAATCATGTCTAAGGGATTTGATTGTGTTGTTGTAACCATTTAAGGGGGAATGTTGGTATGAGTTTAGTTGAAAACTTTCTTGCTAAGTGTAAAGAATATAATAAGATTGTTAAATAGGATAAGGCTGATGGTAAGCCTTGGAAATATTATAATAATAGCAGCCATCGAAGTAAACCTACTTTCGAAGCTACCCGTAAAGCAAATATGAGATATACGAATTGTGCTGGCGGCGTAATATTTGCCATGAAAGGAGCAGGAGTTCCCGCAAGTGCGCTTCAATGGTATGGTGGTGCGGGAAAAATTGTGTGGCTGAATTCTACGGCTAAAGAAGATTGTAAGAAGTATTTTAAGATTATCTCTATCAAGGGTAAGAAGACCGTCAAGCAGTTAATGAATGATGGTACTCTTCTGCCAGGAGATGTGTTGACTTATGTTAGTATGTCTCATACGAATGCTTATTATGGCAATGGAAAGAGCTACGACACTGGACATGCATTTACTGGGGGTGAATCTGGTGAGGGCGCGACCTACATAAAATGGATCGGCAGTCTTGCTCATCCTAATGCTAAGGTTATGTATATTCTTCGCCTGAGGGATCAGCCTAAACCTAAGAACTTTCGTGTAAGAGTTGGGATTTATTCTATACCGGAAAACGTTACTATTATTCAGCAGAGGATTAAGATCAAACTCAATCTCGACTGTTTTACCGAGGTTAATAATAATCAAACATATGTATATTGCGGTTCATATAGTAAATTAGCTAATGCCAAGGAACGTCAAACGCTCCTGAGGTAGAATGGTTTTAATGCAGATATTATTGAAGTATGATTCATAGCTCAGTTACTCGGCAAACTGAGTTGACTATAAAGGGGTTGTCCTTAATTGGATAACCCCATTTTTTACGATTTTTTATGCGTTTTCCATACTTATTTAATCACACAAGTCAACTTATTTATGTGAATAAATAAATATGGAAACAATAGGAAGGAAACTGCGCTTCTCCTTTCTATGTGGTCATTTTCACGTATCAGGCGTATCAGGGTAAAATCGCAAAATCGAGGTCTGATTTTCGTTGAATAATCAAGGTTTTTTCTTAAATACGATTAGGGGAATTGCGCCCCGCCCTGAAGATCAATTTTCATTGTATTTAAGCTATTTCTTGCGGTTAGTCATACCTTACGTATCAGGTTTACGTATCAGGTTTTGTGTGCAATACTAGCCTTCGAGAGAGCATCACGTTTGTAGTCTAATGACGAAACATCATAAGAATAGTTACTGATATTTGTTCTCTCCGTATGACCAAGCAATGATGCACGGACTGCCGCCGAAACTCCGGCATTTTCCATGCGGCTGTTGATTGTCCTGCGCTGTGCGTGAATGCTGATTGGCTGTTTTATTTTATACTGCTTCTTCTTATTAAACATATAATCGCTGATCTGGCGGTTATTGGCTGCGCCTTTTGATGTTGAAAAAACATAATCTCCAGTACGACCATATGTTTTTTGAATTGCTTTTATCCTATTCAACACACGTTGCACTTCATCTGTGATTGGGATATACCTGATTACCCCATTTTTTGTTTCGTCCAGATAATATGATTTATTTTTCTCATCATATTTCTGACTTCGGCAAATTTTGATGTGTCCTAAACTTTCGTCAACATCTTTCCACAATAAGCCAGCAAGTTCGCCACACCTTAATCCTGTCAGTGCTGAAAGTTCACAGGCATAAGGCGGCATATAATCTTCTTTCTTAAAATGGTCGTTATCTACAGCATCTTGAATAATCGCAGAAACATTATCTGAGATTGTACGTTCAGAGTCATTAAAAATCTCTTTTCTGGCGTACTGCAAAAACCTGTTCTTCTGGATTAGAACACATGGGTTATCTGTCGTCTGAATAAATCTGTCGATGATAGCCTGTTCATATACACACTCAAAGAACATATGATAATCTTCCCGTGATTTCCTTGATGTGAGATTGTATTTAGTAATAGCTTCAATCATAAAGCCCTCAATATCTGAAGGTTTTATATCTCTAATATCCTTGTCAGCTATTTCCCGACCGACTTTAAGACGCTCAAAGAAGCGTTTATACTCCCGCATATTGCGCTGTTCGGTATTGTGATTTTTATAATGCTGCGCTTTCAGCCAGTTGGTAAATGCAGAACTATACGGAAAAAATTCCACCGTCTTCTTCTCAAACGGTTGTCTGGCGTTTTCATTATTCAGAACGAATTTGACAATTTCATTTTCTAATTCATCCAGATCTTTTTTCCTAATGGTTTTTCTGCCAGATGGTCCACGAGCAAATCTGATGTTGACATACCATAATCCATCGCTTCCTAAACTCGGTTTATATTTTTTTAGTATCTCCTTTCTTCTAATTGCCATGTATAAATCCTGCGCAGTTTCCGATGTGATCATATCATTATTTAAAAATAACTGCAACATTTCTTTATATTCGGTAGTAGCAGAAAGGATGTTTTCAAGTTCTTTCTTATCTATAAAATCACATCCTTATAAATATCGGCGAACCTAATTGATCCGCCGACTTTGTTTAATAAATTATCCAATCATATACTGGATCAGCCTATTAATATCTTCCTGGTTGTATGCCACAATCTCTAATTCGGGAATTTCTTCACCACCATTAAAGATATTTGCAAGGGCAAAGTATTTGGCAAGATTGCTCTTAAGGTTCAGCCGGAGATCTTCGCCGATCAATTCCACCTTTCCGGTACATGAATCAATTACTTTAAAAAATTTATCAATGTCTCTAATATGACTAATTTTCATTTTTCAATAATCCTTTCATTTCTTTTAATATTTTATTGTTATAATCATCAATATCTTTCTGCCAGTATTTTAATAGATCTTTACGCTCTTCAATTTTTTCCTTTTCTTTAAGTTTATCCTTGATATTGGCAAACATCTTTTTTAATTTTATTGAATCCAGATAGTGCGACATATATATGTCGGTGTAACTATTACCCTCATAATAGTAACTAACATATGGTATGGAATAATCTTTAAACATCCATTTGTCTGGATTAGTATAATATAGATTTTCAAATTGTTTGAATGTCATTGTTTGTTCATCGTTGATTCCTTGATGATAATCGAATAAGGTAATTCCAAAATGTATCAATAATATTGCAAATATCATAAGTGATATGATTAATAAAATAATAAATATCACAGTCATTCCCATAAATCATCCCACTCCAAATCTGGATCGCCAAAATAAAAATCTTTACTATAGTGTTCCTCTCCGCACCATCCGCAATCGAAACATTCTTGATACCAATATCTTCCGCATGCAGTATTGAGTTCCACAATTGTTAACTCATTACCACAGTATGGACATTGGTTATTCTCTTCCTGTACTACCAAATCCACCAGTCCCTCTACTTGTTGTATTAAGTTTTTCTACTTCGTTGAATTCTACTTCAAGGTAAGGAATAATAACCAACTGAGCAATTCTTTCGTTAGGAGTAATAAACCTAGATGTATCACTATCGTTATGAAGAGCAACAACGACCTCTCCCCGGAAATCTTGATCGCAAACGCCCACGCAATTGCTTGGTCTAAGTCCTTCTTTAGTAGCAAGACCAGATCGTGCAAAAATCGCTCCAAAATATCCATCGGGAATTTCCATCGCCAATCCAGTTCCGATCTTTACTGTGCTATGAGGCATAACCTCAATAATATCATCCACATCTGCATACAAATCGTATCCGGCAGCTTCGTTGCTTCCTCTCTTCGGAACAGTTGCATTCTTATCAATTTTTCTAAAATTAATCCTCACCATGTTTTCTCCTATCATGTTTTAATATTTTCTTCTTACAAAACCTATCCATAATGTTGTTATAATTGCTAACAATCTTTTCATATACTAGATTATCATGTCTCATATTTGGATTATAAAACGGGATATATATTCCAGTATTACAGAATACTTCAATTGTCATGTGCACTCCATTTTCAATCCAGATATTCATTTCAACATATGGTTGTTTAGTATTATCATATTCGTATAAAGTTGTTCTATAAGAGAAGTGACTCCCGCGAAGCCTAAACCCAGATTTTATCATAGTCTCAGCGGGAACACCTTTCTCAAATTTATATTTCTTAGGTTCCATCATTATTCCGCATCGTTCTGTTGTGTAATATTTCCAACATCAACAATTGTTGCACCAGATCCAGATACCGCCGGAACAGTACCATTCCACTTATTTATCTTATTATTCTCAATAAGTTCAGGTGTTAATGATTCTGCAATTTTCTTATTAGCTTCAGCTTCTGCTTCAGCTTTAATCTTTGCTGCTTCAGCTTCACCTTCTGCTTTAATCTTTGCTTTTTCGGCATTGATCGCAGCTACTTCTTTCTCCTGGTTTGCGGCAATTAAAGCAGTCTCTTTATCCTGTTCTGCTTTAACAAGGGCAACTTCCTTATCTTTCTGGGCCTGGACATTGGCTGTCTTTTGTTCGATCTGTGCAAGTTCTAATTCTTGTTGGGCATTTACTTTTCTCTGAACAGAGGCTCTTGTTTCATCATCAGCATCAATATCAATTAAGCTAACATTTTCAATAATGATTCCATAAGGTTCAAATTTTTCTCTAATATAGTCAGATACTGCTTTATTAAGATTTGCTCTTTCATCACCAAGAATATCAGTTACAGGGTATTTTGCTGTAACTTCTTTTGTCCATGAGATAATGTTGGGTTTAATAAATGAATCTCTTACACCTTTACCAGACTGCCCCTTGAACCTGGTGAACAAGCTAGTAACTTTATTAGCATCATATCTATAAGTAAATGTAAGATCCACTTTCAACCCTTTACCATCTGATGAGGGAACTTCAAAACTATCATCACCCTCTGAATCGCCATCTTTTCCGGCAGTAAGATAGGACTGCTCAATACCAATCGAATATAGTGTTACTTCCTTTGTAGGTGATATAATATGCCATCCTTGTGTAAGAACTTCATCAGAAATACCACCATTCATACTGTAAATAATTCCAACATATCCAGCCGGAACCTTCTTAGCACATGAAAATCCAATAATTAAACAAATTAAAATTACTACTCCAAGTACAATTCCACCAATAGTACCCTTTTTCATTACTCATTATCCTTTCTAAATGAACTTTTAAAACCATTAAGAAATGATTCTGGTTTGCCAATATCATCATTTTCTAATGCATCTTTTGTTTTCTCAATAGTATGCTGAGTCAAACTACCAACAAACCTAAACAACCCAGAAAGAAGAAGCCATAAAAATGCAGCCCCTAAAATTACTAAAAACACAAATACTGGGTTCACTTTTCTTTCTCCTTATCTTCACATTGAATACTTTGACCCCACCAATACTGTTTATCCCTAGCATCGCAATAAACTTTTATACGAGCCTTGTCAGTATCATCAATGGTGGAGTAAATACAATCGTCACAATCAACTCCGGCTATAATTACTCCCATATTTTAATCATCCCACTCTTCGTCTTCGTTGTCTTCATTATTATCGCCGTAGCAGCCATATTCTTCTTCTTCACCATCACCCATGATAACATCCCTCACAATCTTTCAACATTAAATCAAATTCTTTATATGTCATTTTCTGATTAGCATAAGCATCTCTCAATGGATATTTGTACCAGGTGAGATGATATCCTGTTGGATGATAAATAAAATTGGGTTTACCAACTTCGTCATCGTCATAACTTCCCCACCAATATGGATTAATAGTAAATAATGTTGTTTCAAATCCACCGCGAGAATTGACATTTGGATGGTGCTGATCATTGGCATATCCATAATTGTCAGAGTTGATTTTTTCTAAAAATTGATAAAATCGTTCTTCCCAGATTCCACGGGGAACGCTATATTGTCCCCGTGAATATCCGAAAATCATGTTTCCAAATTCCATTATTTACTCCTGTTATTTATCCTCTATTTTATAAATAGATCCATACGTTTCTATGATATTGTAATCTTTTAATAATTCACTTATATTCTCTTCATCAGTTACTTCTACATAATAAATGTATTTATTAGGCAGATATTCTGGCATAAGTGTTGAGACTAATACTATTCCAGTTAAGGAAACAACAAATATTGCCGTAGAAATAATTGCCGATTTAATTGTGCGATCTATCCATGTATTGACACTGTATGCTCCAGTTATTATGCATGCTATGAGTAGAAATACTATAAGGAATATTTTTAATCCACTTGGCACTGACTCAACATAAAGAATTCTCATTTTACTCCTCCTTAACCGCAACGACTCCATGCACACTGAGGACATTGTACGCATCCACCAATATGTTCAACTTTGGCTCCACATTCAGGACATTTATCATTATTATCTTCTATGACCGTCATATTTGATACTTCTTCATTTAGTGTCTTATTGACAGCAGTAGGAATTGTTTCATCCTCTTCGTCATCGTCATCGTCACCATTAATTTCTTCCTGCATTTCTTCATACATATCCTTTAATGCTTTACCAATTGCACTAGGACAGCAATTACCTTTACTTGTATCATGTTTTTTAGCAGAACGGACAGCATATGATGCACAAATAATTGTTGATTCTAACTGATCAATAATATAATCAATGCTTACTCCGGCTCTAGAAGCTAAAGAAATCATTCTTGACAAAGCGACCATAAATGAATTACAACCACCCTCACTACCTTTTGAAAAATATGTTTCCAATAATGCTCCAGTGTATGGATCAAAGAATGCTTCACAATGAAGTGTACCACAGCCAGTTATAAGCGTTCTTTTTTTGCCAACACAATTATCATCAGCTTTAATA